AGAAATGGACAAACCAAGTCAGGACTCTATTCTTTGTTCATACCTATGGAATGGAACTACGAAGGATTCATTGATTCTTTTGGAATGCCTGTCTTCGATAAGCCACCAGAAGATTGTGTTGGACCTCACGGGGAACAAATAGATCAAGGGGTAATAGAGCATTGGAATAATGAAGTAGAAGGATTAAAAGGAGACCAAGATGCTCTTAATGAATTTTATAGACAATTCCCTAGGACAGAGGAACACGCGTTTAGAGATGAGACTAAAAACAGTATATTTAATTTAGTTAAAATATACGAGCAAATAGACTACAACGAAGACTTAGGTAATTCTAATGTAATAACAACAGGAAGCTTTAGTTGGGAGAACGGAATAAAAGACACTAAAGTTAGATTTACACCAAATCCCAACGGTAGGTTTAAATTATCTTGGGTGCCTACAGTTGCATTACAAAATAAACAAGTAATTAAAAACAATATGAAAAGCCCAGGTAATGATCACATGGGTGCATTCGGATGTGATAGTTACGATATATCAGGTACAACTGATGGTAGAGGTTCAAAGGGGGCTTTGCACGGGTTAACTAAGTTTAGCTTAGAAGATCATCCACCTAATACTTTTTTCCTTGAATACGTAGCAAGACCTCAAACAGCTGAGATGTTTTTTGAAGATGTATTAATGGCATGTGTATTTTACGGGATGCCTTTATTATGTGAGAACAACAAGCCAAGGTTGCTTTATTATTTTAAAAGAAGAGGTTATAGAGGGTACTCAATGAATAGGCCTGATAAAATATGGAACAAGTTATCCGTAACAGAAAAAGAAATAGGCGGAATACCTAATTCAAGTGAAGATATAAAACAAGCACACGCTGCGGCAATTGAATCTTACATAGATCAACACGTAGGATTAAAGAGTGACGGGCAATACGGTACAATGTACTTTAATGAAACTTTAAACGATTGGTCAAAGTTTGACATAAACAAAAGAACAAAGTTTGATGCCGCTATAAGTTCTGGTCTTGCCATTATGGCTTGCAATAGGAATTTATACCGCCCCGTACCTCAACTAGAAAAAAGAAAATTAAATTTAAGAATAGCTAAATACACCAATTCAGGTGCGTTTTCCAAAATAATAGAAAAATAAAAATATGGCTGAGTCAGTTATAACAAGTTATTTTCCGAGCCAAATAGCGAGCGATGAAGAAAAGATGTCACTAGATTATGGTACATCTATCGGTAGAGCTATAGAGAACGAGTGGTTCAAAACCGATAACGGCCTAGGTAGGTTTAAAAGTAATCAAAACACTTTTCACAATCTTAGATTGTACGCAAGAGGAGAGCAAGGAATACAAAAATATAAAGATGAGTTGTCTATCAATGGCGACTTGTCGTATTTGAATTTAGATTGGAAGCCTGTTCCGGTTATACCTAAGTTTGTAGATATAGTAGTAAACGGAATGTCAGAAAGAACTTTTGACATAAAAGCTTATTCACAAGATCCGTACGGCGTTGAAAAACGTACAAGGTACATGGAAGCTATCATAAGAGATATGCAAACTAAAGAGATAAACGAGTTTGCGGCAGCCGAATTTGGGGTTAATTTATTTGAAACAGATCAAGAGACTTTGCCAAAGAACAAAGAAGAGCTCGATTTACACATGCAGCTTAGCTATAAGCAACAAGTAGAATTAGCCGAAGAACAAGCACTTAATGTTTTACTAGAGGGTAATAAGTATGATTTAATAAAAAGAAGATGTAATTACGATTTAACCACTATAGGCATAGGAGCTGTTAAGAATTCATTTTCTAAAGCAGAAGGAGTTAAAGTTGAATACGTTGATCCCGCTAACTTAGTTTGGTCTTATACTGAATCACCTTATTTTGATGATATATATTATGTAGGTGAAATTAGAAGAGTTCATTTAAACGAGCTTAAAAAAGAATTTCCTGGTCTTACTAATGACGATTTATCTGAAATATCAAGTCAGTCATACAATAATAACGGCTTTTATGACCGCACGCTGACTAACTATGACGAGGACGATTCAAACACTGTACAAATACTGTACTTTAACTACAAGACTTTTGCTAATGATGTTTATAAAGTAAAAGAAACAGCAACAGGGGCTGAAAAAACTATACCTAAAAGCGATGATTTTAATCCGCCACCAGAATTAATGGAGGAGTACGGAATATCAAAAGCTTCTCAATCCCTGGAAGTTTTATACGAAGGGGTGAAAGTATTAGGAGGTAAGATGCTTAAATGGGAAATGGCTAAAAATATGATAAGGCCAAAGAGCGACTATACGAAGGTTAAAATGAATTATAGTATAGTAGCACCTAGAATGTATAAAGGTCGGATAGAGAGCATCGTATCGCGTATAACAGGGTTTGCGGATATGATTCAGCTTACACATTTGAAGCTTCAACAGGTAATGTCTAGGATGGTGCCTGATGGTGTTTACTTAGACGCTGATGGTTTAGCCGAAGTTGACTTAGGTAATGGTACAAATTATAATCCTCAAGAAGCGTTGAATATGTTTTTCCAAACAGGTTCTGTTATTGGTAGATCATTTACGCAAGAGGGAGATATGAATCCCGGCAAAGTACCTATACAGGAATTGCAAACAGGTTCAGGCGGAGCAAAGCTTCAAAGTTTAATAGCTACATATAATTATTATTTGCAAATGATAAGAGATGTAACTGGCCTTAACGAAGCAAGAGATGGAACAACACCAGACGCTAGAGCTTTAGTAGGTGTTCAAAAACTAGCAGCGGCTAATTCTAATACAGCGACTAGGCATATACTAAACGGTAGTTTGTTTTTAACATCTGATTTATGCGATAATTTATCGTTAAGAATATCTGATATAATAGAGTACTCTCCAACTAGAGAGGCTTTTATACACAAGATAGGCAACCAAAACGTAGCTGTATTAGAGGAAATGTCTAATTTATATTTATATGATTTTGGTATATTTATAGAATTATCACCAGATGAAGAAGAGAAAGCAGTTCTTGAAAACAATATACAAGCAGCAGTTGCAGCGGGTATGATTGATTTATCAGACGCAATTGATTTAAGAGATATAAAAAATATAAAGCTAGCTAATCAGTTATTAAAAGTAAGGAAGAAAGAAAAGCAAATGCTAGACCAGCAGATGCAACAGCAAAATATGCAGGCTCAAGCGCAAGCTAATGCTCAAGCAACAGAGGCGGCTGCAATGGCAGAGGTGCAAAAGCAACAAGCTTTGACTCAGCAAAAAGTTGCTTTTGAACAAGCTAAAGCACAAATTGACGCCCAAAGATTAATGCAAGAAGCTGCTTTAAAGAAAGAGTTAATGCAATTAGAATTTTCAATGAACATGCAGCTTAAAGGAGTTGAGGTTCAAGGTAGAAAGTCTGAACTAGTAGAAAAAGAAGATAGAAAAGACGATCGAACTAAATTGCAAGCAACACAACAGAGTGAATTAATAAATCAAAGAAAAAATGATTTGCCTCCTAAAAACTTCGAATCCAGTGGAAACGATATACTTAGCGGGGATTTCGACCTAGGTTCCTTTGATCCTAGGTAATAATAATAGTAATAATTATATAATATTTTATCATGTCAGAAGAAACACAACAAGAAACTCCAGCTGTTGAAGAAACAACTGTAGTAGAGCAAAACCCAATGTCCTACGATGAAGGCGTTATTAAGGTTAATTTAGACGAGCTTAGTAAACCAAAAGAAGATGCCGTTCCAGAACAAGAAACAAATGCAAGCGATGTTCCTGTCGAACAACCTGAAAACCCGCCAAGTAGCGAAGGAGTGGTTGAAGAAGTACGGGAGCCCATCCAAAATGAAGAACAGCCCGTTCAAGCTGAGGAATCCGTTATTGAAGAAATAACAGATCAAGTAGAGGAACTAACTGAACAGGTTGAGCAAGCTATAGTTGAAGCGGATGCTGGTATTGAATTGCCAGAAAATATACAAAAAGTGGTTGAGTTTATGGATGAGACTGGGGGAAGCCTGGAGGATTATGTAAAACTTAACACGGATTACGCTTCATTAAATGAAACGCAATTATTAAGAGAATATTACGAGAACACAAAACCGTATCTTGACAAAGAGGATATTGATGTTCTCATGGAAGACTTTTCTTATGATGAGGATTTAGACGAAGAGAGAGACGTTAGAAAAGCAAAATTAGCATACAAAGAAGAAGTGGCTAAAGCTAAAAGTCACTTAGAAGGTTTAAAAACCAAATACTATAAAGAAGTTAAAGCTGGATCTAAATTAAATCCAGAACAATCAAAAGCGGTTGAGTTTTTTAATCGCTATAAAAAAGACAACGAGGAGGCAACTAAAATAGCTGCACAACAACAATCTACGTTTAATGCTAAAACAGAAAAGCTTTTTTCCAACGATTTCAAAGGTTTTGATTTCAGTGTTGGTGAAAAGAAATTTCGTTTCAAAGTTAACAACGCAGATAAAGTTAAGGAGAGTCAATCCGACATCACAAATTTTGTCAAGAAGTTCTTGAATGATAAAAATGAAATGAATGATGCGGCCGGATATCATAAATCCTTATTTACAGCTATGAACCCTGACGCGATTGCAAATCACTTTTATCAGCAAGGTAAAACCGACGCAATAAAAGAGACGATGGCTAAAGCCAAGAACATTGACATGGATCCGAGAGGGACCCACGAAACTGTCAAAGCTTCTAACGGCTGGACTGTCAAATCAGTATCAGGTGGTCAAAGCTCTTCCAAGTTGAAAATTAGAAGAAAAAAATAATTAATATTTAAAATTTACGACTATGGCCGCAAACGGATCATTTACGGGTAGCGCAGGAGCATTAGCTCACTTAACGCCACGCCCAACACAAACGTTGTTTAACGACAACTATCTAACTCTTGCAGATTTAGATTTTACACAACAATTCTTACCAGAAGTATATGAGAAAGAAGTAGAAAGATACGGTAACCGTACTATCTCTGGATTCTTACGTATGGTAGGAGCTGAAATGCCTATGGCATCTGACCAAGTAGTATGGTCTGAGCAAGGGCGTTTACACATTGCATACGACCCAATTGTATCTACAGCAACAACTGTAGTTATTCCTGGTGACGCCAACAACAACTCAACTAACCTTATTGGACCTGGTGCTACTATTGTAGTCGCTTCAGCTAATGGATTAGTTGTTGAGAAAGCTTATGTACAATCTGTTGGTACACCCGATGCAGCAGGAGATGTAACACTTACTATAGCTGGATATGCTGGAGCTATCACTGCTCACGCTGCTGGTAAAGTATTTGTATACGGTTCTGAATATGCTAAAGGTACAAGCAACGCTGGTACATCTGTAGACGCTGCTTTCGAGCAATTCAACAACAAGCCAATCATTCTTAGAGATAAGTATGCTGTAAGCGGTTCTGATACTGCACAAATTGGATGGGTTGAAGTAACTACTGAAGCTGGAACTTCTGGGTACTTATGGTACTTAAAGTCTGAGCACGAAGCAAGAATTCGTTTTGAAGATCAATTAGAAATGAGTATGATTGAAGCTGAAAAAGCTGCTAACGCAATTACGCCGGCTGCTAATTTAGGTGGAGGTACTCAAATCACTGGATCTGACGGACTATTCGCTGCGCTTGAAAACAGAGGGTTAGTTTATACTGATGCTGATTTCGGAGCTGCTGGAACTGGACTAGAAGATTTCGACGCTATCTTAGGAGAGCTTGATAAGCAAGGAGCAATCGAAGAGAATATGTTATTCTTAGATCGTTCTACATCTTTAGGTATCGATAATATGTTAGCTGCTCAAAATTCTTATGGAACTGGAGGTACTTCTTTTGGAGTATTCGAAAATTCTGAAGATATGGCACTTAACTTAGGATTCTCTGGATTCCGAAGAGGTTCTTACGACTTTTACAAAACAGACTGGAAATACTTAAACGACGCTACTACACGTGGATTAGTTGGAGATGTTGAAGGTGTTATTGTACCAGCTGGGACTTCAACTGTATATGACCAAGCATTAGGACAGAACATTTCAAGACCATTCTTACACATCCGTTACAGAGCTTCTGAAGCAGATGATAGAAAAATGAAATCTTGGATCACTGGATCTGTTGGTGGAAACTATACAAGTGACGAAGACGCAATGAACGTTCACTTCTTATCAGAAAGATGTTTATGTGTACAAGCTGCTAACAACTTTGTGTTATTGAAAAAAGCATAGAGCTTAATTAATGTAATTCTTACCCTCGTTACATCAACGGGGGTAATTATTACTTTTATCAATTATTTAATTTTATTATATTATGGCTAAAAAAGCTAAAGTAGCAGAAGAAACTGTTGAGGTTGCGCCTCAAATTGTTGTGGAAAAAGCAGCACCAAAAGTAAAGGCACTGGTAAAACCCGTGTTTGAATTTAAAGACAGAACTTATGTTTTAAAAACAGGTAAATCACCATTAGTTTATAGTTTACCTTCAAAGCATTCTGCAAGAAAACCTTTATTGTATTTTGACAAAGAATTAGGTTACAATAGAGAAATTAGATATGCAACAAATCAACCGTCTGCTTTTGTAGACGAACAAAAAGGAACTTCAACATTAGGTAGAATTATATTACGTAATGGCCAATTAGTAGTACCTAAAGAACAAGTTGCACTTCAAAAATTATTATCATTATACCACCCATATAAAGATCAAATATATTATGAATTTGATCCTGTTGGAATATCAGAAAATGAATTAGATTGGATTGAGCTAGAATTAGCGGCTTTAAACGCGGCTAAGAAATTGACTGTAGATGAAGCTGAAGCAATTCTTAGGGTTGAATTTGGAAGCAAGGTTAGTCAGTTATCTTCTAGTGAGATAAAAAGAGATTTAATGATCTTTGCAAAAAGACAACCTCAAACTTTCATTCAGCTAGTAAATGATGATAATGTTCAATTAAGAAATGTAGGTGTGAAAGCTGTAGAAGCTGGAATCATAAGCTTATCTCAAGAT